CATTGGCCGCCGCCGCCTCAACCTGCTGTGCATTCACTCCAGCCGCCAGCTTCACCGCGATCACCACGGAAACCTCGATCACGACCACGGATACGACCTCGGGCATGATGGTGAACCCGCGCACCGCATCGACCGCAGAAAACACCGACGCCAGCAGGGACGACGGCGGCGATCCGGTCCCGTCGTCGACGGTCACGACGAACTCGCCCGGCCACGGATTGCCGTTAACGTCGACATTTTCCTGCAAGTTAAATTCGATGCCCTGCTGTACTCCCTCGATTGCCGAGACGATGGCCCCATATGTCGCTTTCGACAGCGAGTTGAGGAACAGCACGAACCGATTGCGGAACGAGGTATCCGACTCGGCGTCGGCCCCGTTGGTGATCGGCACAAGGTTGGTGACCGAATCAGCGCCCGGGACGGGAGTGGCCACCTGCGCCAATTGCCCCACGGTGACGTTGTAGGCGCTCCCGGAAATCAGCGCCTCAGCCGTGGCGGTGAGGCTGCTCTGGCCGATCTGCAACACGTAGCCATTGAGCGCCGCGTTGAACGTCGGCTGATTCGTGTCCGCCGCCAGCGCGTATTGAATCGCGCCGCCGACCGTCTGCACCACCATGCCGACTGGGTAGAGCACTTGCACGGCCGCGGGCGAGGCTTTCGACACCACCACCGGACCCTCGGCGAACTGGCCGGCCAGCCGCGTGAACCCGAATTGCGCATAAAACGTGTCTAGGTCGGCTCCCGTGGAGGTCTGCGCGCGCGCCACCGCGTTGACCAACTGCACCTGCGCCTGCAGGAATACGAGTTGCGCCGCGGTGGTCTGCATCAGCGCATAGAGCGCGTCGCCAGCCTGCAACGTCGGCTGAAACCCGAGCGACGCCGCCCACGAGGCGGTCATATCGGAAACGAAGGTGTTAAAGTCCTTGGCCGGAATCCCCATCACGACACCTTAAGCGAGATTGTCCCCGGCTGCCCGGTCAGCAGCGTCACCCCGATCACAATCCACAACGTCGCCGGGTTCGGTCGCTCGAACACGATGGACGGCGGAATCGTGGTGTTCACGTCCTCGTCCTCTAGCACACCCTGCGCGATCTTGCGCTCCACCTCGGATTCATAGTTCTGGTTTAGCGCCTGATCCACCAGCGAGCCGAGGCCGATTCCGAAATCCTGATTGAACACATCATCGGCGGGAGTGAACGTCTGGTCCGGCAACCGCCGCGCCGGATTGGTGATGATGCGGCGGGTGATTCGCTGGCGAACCCGTGTCCAACCAACGGCAGGCTGGATCGACCCCGATGGCGTCACCATCAGATCGCTGTTGAAATCGAGGCTGAAATCCGCGCCGTTGTTCATTCGGCCTCCAAAACCGTCGTCAGTTGCGCGTCGGTCATTTGCTGGTTAGGCGGCTGCGCCGTTCCGCCCGAAACCGGATGCGTGTGCGCGTTGAACAGCGTCACGAACGCGGCGGTGACCAGCTTGTTCACGAGGCCGCCGACCGCGCCGATGCTTGATGCCGTCGCGGTGATCGCCAGACTGCCGAGCGCCGCCAGCGTGAGGTTGCCACTGGAATTGAGGGTGCAATCCCCTTCCGAGTTGACGGTGATCGCGCCCCGCGACGTGATCGACGTGGCCCCTTGTGTCGTGATGGCGAGGTCGCCTACCGCCGTCATATTCAGTTTTTCCAGCGACGTGACCGTGATGCTTTTGTCGGTGGCCAGTTTGATCGACGAACCACCCTGCGCCTGCAGCCCGACCTCCCCCGGTTGCAGATCGGGGAACGGCGGCGCGTTGACCTGATTCCAGACCTGAGACGCCACCGCCTGCACACCCACCTGCCGGTCGATCCGCTGCACCACGCACAGTTCGCCGCCGGTCGGGTTTTGCTGGGTGGCCCCGCCCATCGGCGCGATCTGAATACCCCAGCCCGCGCCCGCGCCAATCGTCCCCAGCGGCATCCATGCGGTGAGCACCGGCGTACCGTCCTCGTCGCGCTGGCTCGGCAGCACGAGGCGAACGCGATGGGTCAGCGGGTCATACGACGCAATGTGGCCGTACACGAACGGCGCATAGCCGCCATCCTGCTGTTCCGATGCCAGCTTCATGTTGTGCAGAAACTCGTCAGCCGCTCTGCTCATTATCCCACCGGAGCCGGTTTGGTCGCCGCCTTGCCCTTACCCTCGGGCTGGCGGTCCAGCATCGTGAAACTCGTGTCGAACTTGCTGCCGCCTTTGCTGATACTAAACGCATGGTGGTAGGCCGTCACGTAATAGGTGTGGGTCGCGAACTCGGGATTGATCAGGCCGGAAAGCGTCGCCTGCTGGCCCGGGGCCATGCCGGGGATCACGTCGGCCTCGCACGCCGCCACCAACTCCCGCTTGGCGATGTCTGCTGCAATCGCTTCCGCGCGCGACTGCGCCTGCGACGCGGTGAGCCCGTCCATGTGGTAGGTGTAAATCGGGATGGCGTTTTTCTTGGAACCCGAACCCGTGCCGACCGCCTTTGCGATCTGCGACGCCTGCGCGCCGCCCCACGCGCCCGCGTGAACCGTGCCGCCGTCGCTCGTCGAATAGTTCGAGCCGATCACATAAGCCTGCCCCGTGGTGATCTGCGCCAGCGTCGGGTCATACGACAGCACCATCACCCGGAACGTCAGGTTGCGGCGCGGGTTGTGGGTCACGCGGCATTTGATCAGCGGGATGCCGCCGCCGGTTTGCCGGTAGGTCAGCGCCAGCGTTTCCAGTCCGGCCCCGGGCTCGCCGAAAACCAGATGCTTTTCCGCGTTCACATAGACGATGTTCCCGCTCTGCCGCGCCAGTTTCGTCAGGATGCCCCACAGCGTTTGCGGCGTGGAGGTCATGATCGTGTCGTCGGTGTTGCCGAAAATCGCGCCCACATCCGCATCGGCGTTGCTGATGTTCTGATTCAACCGCAGGTCCGGGATCAGGGAAAATTGCGTCGCGATGTTGGTCACGATCTGCGACAGCTTTTGGTTTTGCGTGCTCACGCCCGAGTCGGCGGTCTGATCCGGCGCAAGGGCTGCGCTCGAACCGCCCACCACATTGGTGAGCACCCGCTTTTGGTCAACGAGCGGCCCCGCCCAGTCCCGCGCGTGGATCGTCACCGAATCGTTGTCATAGTCGAAGTCGCCGGTGACGTACTCCCCGGAAAACAGATGCGTGTCGCCGAACGCCTCGCTGTTCGGGTCGTCGTCGCTCACGTAAACGTCAATCGGCAGCGAGCCGGGCGCGGCGATGGACGCGGCCACGATGTCCACCCCAGCGTCGGCCATGGCCTTGATGCTGGACGTTCCCACGAGGCTCCCCGTCGATCCGTAGGCCCCTCCGGTCACGGTGAACGAATCAGTTGGCAACTGGCCGCCGCTGCCCCCGACGATCAGGCGCGGGATTACGGTCATATCGGCACCGTCAGGGTGAACGTGCCCACCGGCTGGGGATCAGGCGGCAGGTTCGATGCCGATGCGATGCTTTCCCACAATCCCGCATTTCCGAGATATTGCGCGGCCAGAGCAAACAGGTTCGGATTGACCGCCTGCACGAGCCGAACGCCGCCCGCCGGATTGCCAATGATCTGATTGACCGCCGTCCCGCGCACCGACAGGTCCAGCGCGGGCGAGGCCGTGGTGGGGTCGGTCCCGAGCGAATACGGCAGGCAGGCGTTTTCGAGCGCGAGCGCCGCCGCGTTGATCGTGGCCGCGTCCGCCGTGCTGATCCCCGCCACCGTGCCGTTCCCGTTCAACAGCCCAACTGACACCGAATCGAGCAACGCCTGCGCATTGTCCGCCAGCGTGCCGGGCAGCGACAGGCCGTCCGTGGCATCGATCATACCCGTGATCGCCGTGACCTCGCCCGAAAGCAGCGTCTCAGCACTATCCGGGGCGAACGGCACCGTGCCGACACCGGAGAGGTCAGCAATCGGTTCAAACATGATGGTGTAGGGCACATACCATTGATGTTTCGGCTTGGCCGAAAACGACGCCACCATGCCGGTCCACGCAAAATCGCCGTAGGAAAGCGTCACCTCGTTGCCGAGCGCCCGTATCCGGTCCAACTGCTGCGCCCGCGCGAACGCATCCGAGCCGGTCAGGATTCCGGTCCACGACACCGGATGCGGGAACGCCCCCAGCGGGGTGATGGTGATCAAGCCCCCGGGGAACTCGTGTTTCACGAGCGTCTGCCGCCCGCCGATCTCGCCGATTTCCTCGGGGATTTCGAGCCCGGACAGCACCACGTTGCCGATGATCAGGAACAGCCCGTTGCTCATTAGTTTGCCGGAGGTCTGTGAGAAGCTGGAAATAGGCTGTCTGGATCACAACAACACCATGTTGGCGATATGCCATCATCATACTCAAAGAGCATCGTCATTTCGAAACCTTTGATCTTACCAGCGCGGGCCTCGTTTGTGAGTTTAACCAATTCATTGACGATCTGTGTCTGACTATTGCTCATGGGTTTTCCTCATGGGAGTGCCGCCCCCGTGGCATACGGTGACGACGCGACGCTATCGGCCTCTCCCAGATTGTGGGTATGGCCTTGAGCAATCTGTCGGTTGATCTCGATTAGCACGCGATTGGCAAGACCTTTCACGTCGTCCGTACCCTCCGGCACGTTCATTGTGATGTCAGCCTTGACGATCACAGGCGATCCTTGGCCCGGCACCGTACCCGGCGGCAGCGTTGCGATTCCAGCGTTAGCCGCCCCGAGTCCCGTAGTGGCTTTGTTCCAAAGATACTGACCGCCTTCCGCCGCGCCGTAGGTCAATGCACCCACAGCCATGCCGAGCGGGATTGTCGCCCATGCCGAGGTTCCTGCGGTCACCAAACTGGCGAGGCCACCCACAACTCCACCGGGGACAAGACCCTTTGACATGCCGCGCTTCAGTGCATCGCCAAGCGTTCCGGGGTTCGGGACGCCGCCAATCTGCCCTTGCGCTGGCATTGTTTCGCGAATTGCTTTGAGAATCCCGCTGACGGTTTTCAGGCTTTCAGTGAGCGGCGGCAGCACCACGGTTGCCAATTCCATCAACACTACCGTCAGTTCCGAAAACGCCGTGCGAGCCTGCTGCACTGGCGATGCTTTGCCATACGCGCCCAGCACGTCCTC